CTCGGGTGCTGGAGTTGGTGGCCACCGCCACCGGCAGGTGGGGGTAGCTCTGGCCGTTGTGCGCGATGGTCTGGCCGATGAAGTAGTTCTGGGCCAGCCAGGTGGTATAGGTGCCATCCCGGCGCTTGAACCGCAGGAAGTTGCAGAGCTCCATCAGGGCAGACCAGCGCCACGGCGATCTGTGGGGTTGTTTCTGTAGCGCTTCAGGGCCAGTGCGGCGCCGCGTTGCTCAGACCTGCGGCCGATGGCCTCGGCCTGCTTCCGTGTGACAAGCTCCTCGCTGTTGATCACCACGGATTCAAAGCGGATGGTGCTATCACCGCCGGCCGCACCCATGCCAGCAGCGCCCATGCCGTCGTCGATGCCGCCGCGCTGGAATGGCACGCTCAGGCCCTCCATGCCGCGCTGGAACGGCACGCTCAGGCCGCTGCTGGGGCTGGAGCCGCCGCCCTGCTGTGAGGCCTTGGCAGCGGTGGCAGCGGTGGCCTGGAACGGCACCTGCAGGCCCCGCAGGCTGGCGTTGTTGATCGCCTGCAGCGCTTCGGTGGCCTCAGCGGGGATGATGGTGCCGGCCTGATAGGGCACGAACAGTTCGGTGCCGTTCTCGCCGGTGCGGTAGACCTGGCCTGGGGAGACGGGGCCGCCGAGGGCGCGGGGCACCATGGCGGACGGGTCGAAGCTCAGCGCCGTGCTCGCCCCCGCAGCGCCGAATGGGCCCACGTTGCTCGGCGCGAAGGTGCCGCCGCTGGACGCCCCAGCCACCGCGCCCAGCGCCTTTAGGATCGTCTGAAGCGCGATCATGGCCATCTGCTTGGCGATGATCTCTGCGGCCATCTGCGCGAATCCTTGGGCCACGTCTTGGAAGAATCCGGTTAGCACCTGCCGGGCGCTCGCTGCGCCGCTGATCAGGTCGCGGAACGCATTGCCGAACGCCCCGCCGATCGTCTCGGCAGACTTGCCCGCCAGGGTGGCGATGCTGGTCATCTCCGCAAGATCATCCTTCAGGGTGGCGATCTGGGCCTCGATCGCCATGCCCTGGGTCTGGAAGGCGGCTGGCTCGGCGGCCTGGCTGGTCAGCTGCTGCATCATGCGGACCCGTTCGGCCATCAGGTCGTTGATGTCCTGTTCGGCCTTGACCTGGGCGTTTTTTAGGGCGTGCTGTTTTTCCGATTCGATCCGCGCCAGCTGTTGCTCAGCGTTGTAATCGATGCCCAGCTCGACCAGCTGTTTCTCCAGCTCCTGAAACTCTCTCTTGGCCTGAATCGCCCTGTCATTGATCTCCAGCTGCTCGAAGGCGTACTCCAGCCGGCGGCGATCAAGATCAGTCGTCGCACCCAACAGCTCGCTTTCTTGGTTGAGCTTGACGACAGCCTGGGTCCTGGCCTCGATGAACTTTTCAAGCTCGGCGGTGGTGGCTTGTTGGCGTTCGCGGAGTTGCTCGGCGGCTTGTGTCTGCTGATCCAGATACCCAGTCAGCGACCCGGTATCACCAAGCTCTGACAGCAGCTGCGATGTGATCTGGGGATTGCGGCCGGGATCGCTGCGGCCGGGGCCGTGGAAGAAGTTCTGATCCGGCGCCCTCAGGAAGTCCACGCCGCGCACCATGTTGCGCTGCTCACTGATCCCCTTGAAGTACAGCCGGCTGTCCACGTCCTGAATGGACTGGGCCAGCATCTGGGGATTCATCAGTTCAGCCTTGACCTGCTCAAACCGGGCCCTGCCGTACAGGTTCGGGTTGGTCACCTGCGCCCGGCTGCGTCCGAAGTTCGGGGCGTACTGGCCCGGCTGCGTCACCACGTCCACCAGGTTGGATGGATACTGCGGCGACCTGGAGCGGGCCAGGATGTTGGCGAACACGTCGGTGCGGCCGCGAGGGTCCAGCCCGCCGTACTCACCGATTGCGGTGTTCACTGCTGCGGTGATCTCGGCATCGGTCAGCCGAAGCAGTTCCTTGACGCCCTTGGTGACTTCGGCGGCTGCGGCTCGGCCACCACCCCCGCCTCCAGCTGCGCCTCCACCGCCAGGCAGCGCAGGCGCCGGGGGAGCGCCGGGGAGGGTGCCGGGGATTGGGGCAGTGGCGGGGAGTGCCGCGGCCTGGGGCGCTGCGCTGGGGCGGAAGTTCAGCGCCTGCTCCATGGCGCTGGCCATGTCCACGCCCAGCAGCTTGAGGATGCCTTGCATGGGGTTGAGCTGGCCCAGCATCTGAGAGATCAACCGGCCCCAGTTGATCCCGATCGACTCGAACACTCCGCCGAAGATGGACTGAATGTTGATTCCCAGCTGCCTGAAGGCCGCGTCCACCGGGTTGAGCGTGTTCAGTAGGTTCTGCATTGCCTGCCGACCGACCGACTCCACGGCTCGGAATGCGTTCACAGCGAAGTTGCGGACGCTGGCGATAACCGCCTGGGCCCTGGCTGCCGCCGCCTGAACGTCTTGCTGCAGCGCCTGGAAAAACACCTCAAGCCGGGCCGGGATCGTATTCACGAACTCCCGGAACGGCTCGTTAAACTTGTAGGCCGCCGCCGTGGCCGCCGCAATGCCCGCCGCTGCCAATGCCCAGGGCCCCAGCACCGCCAAGTTCAGAGCAACGGCAGCATTCCTTGCAACGGTCGCCGCTGCGCTGAAATTGGTCAGCCCCGCAATCGCCGCCTTCGCCCCGCTCACGCCGCCCACCAGCGCCAGCGCGCCAGACACGGCATTCACTGCCACCACCAGGCCCAGGGTGCTGATCCCTGCGGCAGCAGCGGCAGCGCCGATGTTCCTGATCGGATCAGGCAGTTTCATTGCCGCGCTGATCGCCATGTTGAACGTGTCAATCAACGGCTTCATTGCCGCGCCGATCATCCCGCCGATCTGATTGGCCAGGTATTCGACGTTGCCGCCGGCTACCACAATCGAGTAGTTGAAACCCTGCATCTTCTTCTGGGTTTCTTCGGCTACCCCGCCAGCGTTACGGACGAACCCGAACATCTCCTGAATCTTGGATTCAGTGAAGTTCATCGTCGCAAGGAACTTGCTGGCGGCCTCTGTGCCAAACAGCGCCTTCGCCAGGATTGCCTGATCGCTGATACTCAGCTTCGCAAAGCTATCCTTGAGCGCCAGGATCACCTGATCCATTGGCTTGAGCTTGCCTTGGGTGTCCAGGATCTGGGCGCCCAGTACGTCCATCGCCTTGGCCAGCAGCGCGTTGCCTCTGGTCAGGCTCTGAATTTCCTCATCGGCGCCGCCGGCTGCGGTCTGCAGCCTGAACAGGCCCATCCTCAGGCCGGTGCCAGCGTCGCTGCCGCGGATGCCTGCGTTGGCCATCAGGCCCAGGGTGGCGGCCAGATCCTCGATGGAGACGCCTAGCGTCCGCGCCACCGGGGCGCTGTACTTCATGGACTCGCCAATGTCCAACACTCCCTGGTTGGACTTGTTTGCCGCCTGCGTAAGAACATCAACGACCTGGCTGACCTGGCTGGTCTCCAGGCCGAACGCCCGCATGTTGTCGGCAGCGATGCTGCCCATCTGCTCAAACGACACCGCCGTGGCCTCGGCGCCGCGCACGATGCCCGCCAGGGACTGTGTGGTCTCTTGGGCAGTGAATCCCGCCCGGCTCAGTGACGTGGCCAGCGCTGCCACTTCTGTGGGCGTGCCAGCCGCCACAGCGGCGACCTTCTCAATCTCCTTCTGCAGCACGCTGAACGATCCGGCGCCGCCTTCAATGGCCGCCGCCTTGCGCACCTCAGCGTCGAACTTGCCGGCCTGCATCGTGATCTGCTGCAGCCCGCGGCCAATGCCGGCTGCCGCCAGGCCGGTGGCGAGTTTGCGGCCCAGCGAATCACCGGCAGCGGTGGCCGTACCATCCAGCCCCCGCAGCTTCCCTTCGAGCTTCTGGATCTCGGCGCCGTACCGCTGAAACTCGCGGCTGCCGATCTTGACCTGCTCCTGCAGTCCACGGAATGCGCCAATGCTGCTGCGGATCCCGGCAATCGTGCTGTCATTGGCGCGTCCGTAGTTTCGGGTCGCAACCTCCAGCCGCACTAGGTCCATGCGGGTGAGCTGGGTCCCTTTGGCAAGACTCTGAATCTCCCGCTTCACCCGATCGATATTCCCGCCGCCCTTCACCTCGGCCGACAGCCGGATGGCGGTATCCAGGCTCATCCGGGCCATGTGTTATCCGATCGCCAGTCCTAGGGTCAGGCTACGGATCTCGCCGCCCCCAGATACTCCCGCTCGATCAGCCGCAGATCCTCCAGCAGCCACACCCGGTCACGGCGCTTGACGCCCTCATCCTTGGCGCATTGGATGAACACCCCGTAGTCGAGGCCTACAGGGCCAGCCATCCCCACCCGCCACTGGGTCTGCAGCTTCAGGAACCACGCCAGCGCTTCGCAGTTTTCCGGCAGGATCCCGAACGTCTTGGGCCGCTGCTCTACCTCGGGCACCGCCAGGCCGAACACGGCTGCAGCGTCGGCCGCATCCTTGCCGTCGTCAGCCTCACCTTTCGCGGCGCCAGCGAGGAACAGCGCCGCGTCGATCAGTTTTTTGCGCGGAAGCCTCCTTGCTTGGCGGCGGACTTGGCGGGCTCGCCGGCGGCGCTGGGTTTGCCGATACTGGCGACCCAGGCATTGAAGATCGCTGACGCAGCGCCCTGCATCCGCAGCATCTTGGCCTTGGCAGCATCGGTGAACTCGACGGGCTCGCCAGCCTCGTCCACTACCTCTTCACCCCAGCCGCAGAGCACCTCGGCGGCCAGATCCTCATAGGTGCACGGCAGCGGCTCAGTGAGCACCTCCAGGTCATTGCTGCCCCGGTAGCTCTGCAGCGCCTCGTAGCGCTTGATGGTGGCCACGATCAGCGCATTGTGCTGCTCGTTGAGATCGTCGCAATCCTCCTGGTCCAGCACCCGGAAATGGGCGGTGAAGGTGTAGGCCTTCTTTAGGCCCGCCTTTACCGGCAGATCAACCGATACCGGCCACTCGATGTGGTCCGGCTCGTAGAGATGGAACATGGCGAATCAGAAGAAAACGAGGCGGGTTTCGTCGTTGCCGGCTGCGGACTTAGGCAGCGCGGTGAATGGGATCTGCAGCATGCTGATCCCGTCAGAATCAGGGAACGAGAGGTCGCCGCTGATCGCTGCCTTGGGGCAGAAGAAAATGGAGCTTTCGTTGGCCGTCGTGCCCTGCTGCACAACGAACGGGCCATCGCTGGCGCCGCTGTTGTCAGCTGCAGCGGTGAAGAAGTTCTTCGTCGCCACAGGCGGGTTCTCGATCGTGATTGTGCCGTTCGGGTTGGGGCGGTCGGTGATACGGGCGTGAGGTTCGCAGCCGATCAGCGAGCGGAACACGGCCGACACGCCCCAGTCGAAGGTGAAGCCTTCGGAGCAGGGGTTAAAGCCTTGGAACCTCAGCGCCTTGGTGTGGGTCGGGGTGACGGGCACCGGCTCGGCCTGGTTGCTGTAGACGAATCCTTCAGCGCTTTTTGCGGTGGGGGTGGTGTAGCGGCCGACGCCGGTGATGGTGAAGGTGCCGTAGCCGTTCAGGGTGCTGTTGAGGGCCGGGCTGCCGCGGAATCCATCGATCCGGTGAACGTTAGTGCCGTCCTTCACTGCCACGATGGTGCAGCTGCTGCCGTTGCCGAAGGTGCTGATCGGCTGCAGCAGGGACAGCGCGGGGATCTTGTAGCCCACTGCGCCGCCGGTGAACGATGCGGTGGAGGGAACCACCGTCACCTGCCTGGTGGCCCCGTCGTGCGCCACGATCACGCCTTTGTGGCCCGTGTTGGCGCCGCTGGTGATCTCGATTGGCAGGCCTAGGTAAGCGTCGCTTGCGGGGTTGCTGCCGCCCAGGTCCGCCAAGGTGAGGGTGTTGGCGCCGCCTGCGGTGGCCGTACCGGTCAGTTCGGCGAATGCCGAGACGTTCATGCCGGCTGCCTGCAGCAGTGGCGTAAACCGGGGGGCGGTGGCGGCGACACCAGAGCCGCCCCACTCGAATGTCACCGTTACCGCCACGTGCTCATTGGTCAGCGGCTGGCGGTCGGCACCGAGGAACCCCTTGATCAGGGCCCGCTCGACTCGGGTGCCGGTGATCGGGTTGATTTCCAGGCTGACGATCTTCACCGCGTCGGTGTTGGCGATCGAGCTGGCCAGGGTGCCGTAGCTGGTCTCGGTCTTCACCAGCGCGAAGCTGTTGCGAATCAGGAGTGCGGTCATCAGTCCTTGGCCTTCGGCGCGGGTTGGGGCTTGGCGGGCTCAGGCTTGGGCGCCTCAGCAGCGGGCACCATCTGGCCACTGGGGAGCATCACGAACTCCCCAGACAGGCCGTGGTGCTCATAGTGTTGGTCGGCCGCCATGGTTGGGGGTGAGCTTCCGTAAGCTCAGCCTATGGAGCCGCGTTGATCGCGTCGTCGCGGGTCCGGTAGCGGATCAGGAATCGGTGCTGCATCCAGCCGGCAGTGGCGTCGGCCTGCTCATATTCCGGCCGCCAGCCATCGGGCTGTACGTCATGCGCCAGGCCGCCAAGGGTGCGATCGCTCATCATCCTGCTGTGCACGTCAACGCCGATCGGGTCTGCCAGCTGGTCGGGCACGTCGCCGCGAACGTAGATTTCGATCATCACCGGCAGCGCCTGATCGAGCCGGCCCAGGCTGGCGCCCGTGGTGCGCGGGG